GAACTGACGAGCAAATGTACTGGGATAGTGCAGTATTTAGTTCTGATAACACTTTATAAACTAAATTATGAAATCAAAAGGTTTAGGCGACGATATAGAAAAGTTTACTAAAGCTACTGGTATCAAAAAAATGGTAGACACAATGAGCAAGGGACTTAATATCCCTTGCGGTTGTGCTGCTAGAAAGGGAGCATTAAATAAAATGTTTCCATATAAAAATTAAAATATGGCTTTTAAACTAGGACCACCACCTTACACTAAAAAAACTCCTGTATATCATGTACCAATGGAAGAAGGCGTAATGGGTAAAGCTAATAATAATGGAACAATTATTATAAATAAAGACGTGGATCCTGAGCAAGCTAAAAAAGTTATTGCTCATGAAGAAGTTCATATTGATCAAATGCAAAGAGGCGATTTAGATTATGATGATGATAATGTTTATTGGAAAGGAAAAGTATTTCCAAGAGACGAAATGAATGAAGGTGACTCAGCGTTACCTTGGGAAGATGAAGCATATAAAAAAGTACCTAATGAGTAAAAAGAAATTTAAAGATACAACTGTTGGACAATTATTGTTTGGAGCAGCTTCTGTAATAAACCCTACGTTAGGAAATGTATTACAAGGCGTAACTTCACCAAAAGAGGCTATTGAAGCCATTACTAAAGCCGATGCTCCTGCTGAGGATAAAGTAAAATTACAACAAATAATATACGAACAACAAACAAAAGAAATTGAAGCTATCACATCAAGATGGCAAGCAGACTCTATGTCAGATTCATGGATGTCAAAAAACGTGCGTCCACTAGTATTAGTGTGGTGTATTTGTATATTTTCACTAGCTGGTATTTTAGACAGTGTTGAAACTATACCGTTTCATATAAATGAATTATGGAACGACACTTTTGAGAAGGTTATGATGGCGGTTGTCCTAGCCTATTTCGGAGGACGAACGACAGAAAAAGCAAGTAATATATTTAAACAAAAATAAAAAACAAAAACATGGGATATTTTAGCAGAGCAAAAGCTATAACAAAAAGCGATACAATAAATCCTCTTCCAGCATGGGAATTTATGAATCAAACTGGAACTTTAGGTACAAACCTTAAAGGTTCTTTAATTTATGTTGGAGGTGCAGGAGATGTTAATGTTATCCCTGCAGGAACAGAAGGTGCACAAAACACAGTAGTTGCCTTAACAGTATCTGATGGAGGTAGTGGATATACTGCTGCAAATAATGTAGCTACAACAACAACTGGTAATGGTTCAGGTTTAACAGTTAACACAACTGTTGCTGCTGGTGCTGTTACAGCGGTTGCTATAGGTAATAGCGCTGGTACTGGATATAAAGTAGGAGATACAATAACAATTTCTGGTGGTGGAGCTAATGCTACTTTAACAGTAGATGAAGTATTAAGTTTGGCACCTGTAGTAGCTGATGGAGTTGAATTTGCTGGATTAGATGCTGGAGATATTATACCTGTATATGTTGACTATGTATTAAGCACAAACACTACTGCTACATTGTTAGTAGCTGGTAGAGAATCATCTTTAGGGTAAATACCTGATATACAGGTGACTATATAACTAAGAATATATATTAACAAATTAAATTAAATTAAAATTATGAGTAAAGAAGTTAAAAAAATTACTGACGAACAGTTAGAAAAAGTAAACAAACAACAAACTGAACTTAGTGAATTACTAAGATCATTAGGTGTATTAGATGTTCAAAAGAATAACGTACATCAAAAAATTAATGATCTTTCTAAAGTCATTGAAGAAACTAAAAAAGAATTAGAGGAACAGTATGGTTCTGTCAATATTGATTTAAAAGACGGATCATATACTGACATTGAAAAAGAAGATGCAAAGTAATATTAGAAAAATCAGTATTGGATCTGATTATAAAAATGACGCTATGCATTATGCTATTGGCCAAAACGTTTATGGTGGTCATGAAATAGCGTATATTATATTTGATGATTCTGATAATTCTTATAATATTTATATAAAGAAAAACAGCGAGGTATTGCCATGGAAAAAATTTAATTCTAACATGGCTATATCCGTTGAGTATGATTTAGAATATTAATGAAAAGTTTATATGATTTTATTATACAACCTTTAGGTGATAAATATAGTAATACAGTAAAAATTGGTGGTAAAGATGTTGTTGTAAATACTAAAATTGAAAACTGGAAGTTTGTAAATAGATTAGCTATAGTACAAGAAACTCCTTTAGCTTTTGAAACTAAAATTAAAAAAGGAGATATTGTAGTTATTCATCAAAATGTTTTTAGAACTTTTTATGATATAAGAGGCGAAAAAAAGAAAAGTAGATCTTATTTTAAAGATGATTTATATTTTTGCGCTATAGATCAATTATATTTATATAAAAATTCAGAAGGTTGGCATAGTTTTGGTGATAGATGCTTCATTAAGCCAATAAAAAATATTGATGATCTAACGTTAGATAAAGAGCAGGAGCTTATCGGTATATTAAAATACGGTAATAACTCCTTAAACGCACTTAATATTAACCCAGGAGACCTAGTAGGTTATACACCAAACGGTGAGTGGGAGTTTTTGATTGAAGGTGAGCGTTTATATTGTATGAAATCAAATGATATTGTTATAAAGTATGAGCACAAAGGAAACGAAGAAGAATATAATCCAAGCTGGGCGAGTAGCAGTTAAAGAGTTAATTAAAGTTGCTAAAGAGCCAATTATAGATTTTGGACCAGACATTTCAGCGGATAGATTAAAAAATGCCGCAGCTACAAAAAAACTAGCAATATTTGATGCTTTTGAAATATTAAGTAGAATACAAGAAGAGCAAGACATGTTAGATGATAAACCAAAAGAAAACAAGAAGCAAAGCACTTTTAAAGGTTTTGCGGAAGGGAGATCTAAGTAATGTACGAGCAAAGTTTATATAAAGTTTTAGATAACTACATAAAACCTAAAGTACTTAAAGATTTTAATAGATTAAAAAAGTGGAAGTACGGTTACAATGAAGATCATGATATGGTAGTTATTAGTAAAGACGGTACTGTAGGTGAAGTGTATGAAATACAAAATCTTAAAATAGCTTTACCTAAAGCAAAAAATGTTCATAAATTTGAAAAAAATACATGGACAAAATTTGAATATCCAAAAATTTTAAGTAAAATAAAAACTGTTTTTGACTGGAAACAATACCCACAAGATTTTAAAGAAAAGTGGTATGATTATATAGATACGGAGTTTACAAGAAGAGAAGATGGTTTTTGGTTTTATAATAAAAATAAAGCAACTTATTTAACAGGTACGCATTACATGTATTTACAATGGAGTAAAATAGATGTTGGTGCTCCAGATTATAGAGAAGCAAATAGATTATTTTTTATATTTTGGGAAGCTTGTAAAGCCGATTATAGATCATACGGTATGTGTTATTTAAAAAATAGACGTTCTGGTTTTTCATTTATGGCTTCAGGTGAATCAGTTAATTTAGCAACAATATCAAGTGATAGTAGATATGGTATATTATCAAAGTCAGGTGCTGATGCAAAAAAAATGTTTACTGACAAAGTAGTTCCTATATCGGTTAATTATCCTTTCTTTTTTAAACCTACACAAGACGGTATGGATCGTCCTAAAACAGAGTTAGCTTATCGTGTACCAGCTAGTAAGTTTACACGTAGAAAACTAACAGCTATAGATGATTTAGATGAAGAATTAAAAGGATTAGATACTACAATTGACTGGAAAAATACAGGTGATAACGCTTATGATGGTGAAAAATTAAAATTATTAGTTCATGATGAAAGTGGTAAATGGGAAAAACCTAATAATATTTTAAATAATTGGCGTGTAACTAAAACTACTTTAAGATTAGGTAGCAGAATTATTGGTAAATGTATGATGGGCTCAACATCTAATGCATTAGATAAAGGTGGTAGAAATTTTAAAAAACTATATGATGATTCAGATGTTACAAAAAGAAACAGCAACGGACAGACTCGCTCAGGACTCTATTCTTTATTCATTCCTATGGAATGGAATTACGAAGGATACATTGATTCTTACGGAATGCCTGTATTCGAAACCCCATCAAAAAAAGTGTGTGGACCTCATGGAACGCCAATTAAGCTCGGGGTTATTGAGTACTGGGATAACGAAGTGGAGGGTTTAAAAGATGATCAAGATGCTTTAAATGAATTTTATAGACAGTTTCCACGAACAACAAAACATGCTTTTAGAGATGAATCTAAATCATCTTTATTTAATCTTACAAAAATATACGAACAAATAGACTTTAATGAAGATTTAAAAAATTCATTAGGTGTTACACAAGGTAGTTTTCAATGGGAAAATGGACACAAAGACACAAGAGTTATATTTATACCAAACAAACAAGGTAGGTTTTATGTAACTTGGGTTCCACCAGTAGAACTACAAAATAAAAGATATTTAAAAAATGGAATAAATTATCCAGGCAACGAGCATTGTGGTGCTTTTGGATGTGATCCATATGATATATCAGGAACAGTAGATAAAAGAGGTTCCAATGGATCTTTACATGGTTTAACTAAATTTAGCATGGAAGAAGTTCCACCTAATCATTTCTTTTTAGAATATATAGCTAGACCACAAACAGCTGAAATATTTTTTGAAGATGTATTAATGGCATGTGTATTTTATGGTATGCCAATATTAGCAGAAAACAATAAACCAAGATTACTTTATTATTTTAAACGTAGAGGTTATAGAGGTTTTGCTATGAATAGACCAGATAAAAGAAGAAATAAATTATCTGTAACAGAAAGAGAAATAGGTGGTATACCTAATTCAAGCGAAGATATTAAACAAGCTCATGCATCTGCAATAGAAACCTACGTAGAACATTATGTAGGATTAAAAGAAACAGGTTATGGGGATATGTATTTTCAAAGAACACTAGAAGACTGGGCTAGATTTGACATAAATAATAGAACAACTCATGATGCTTCTATTAGCTCTGGACTTGCTTTAATGGCTTGTAACAAACACAGGTATTCACCTGTAAACAAAAGAGAGTTAAAACCAGTTGATTTAGGTATAAAAAAATACAATAATAAAGGAACTTTATCAAAAATTATAAATTAATGAATATATATACTAATACCAATAGTGCTTTCCCTAGTCAAGTAGTGAGTGATGCTGAAAAAGCTAGTATTGAATATGGGAGTCAGGTTGCTATGGCTATTGAATATGAGTGGTTTAAATCAGGAAGAACTCAAGGTAATAGATATTTAACTAACTGGAATCAGTTTCACCAATTAAGACTGTATGCTCGTGGAGAACAAAGTATACAAAAATATAAAGATGAATTATCTATAAACGGTGATTTGTCTTATCTTAATTTAGACTGGCAACCAGTTCCTATATTATCTAAATTTGTAGATATAGTAGTAAACGGTATATCTGCAAAAACATATGACATAAAAGCTTTTGCTCAAGATCCATCTTCTATAAAGAAAAGAACTGAATATGCTTCTAAGATTCAAGAAGATATGCTTGCTAAAGAATATCTTGATTCGTTAAAAAATTCACTACAAATAGATTTATATCAAAGCAAAAGTCCTGAGTTATTACCAGAAACTCCTGAAGAATTAGAACTTCACATGCAATTATCATATAAGCAGAGTATAGAAATAGCTGAAGAAGAAGCTATAACATCTGTTATGGATCACAATAAATATGATTTAACTAAGCGAAGATTAAACATGGACTTAACTGTGTGTGGTATTGCAGCGTGTAAAACAAACTTTAACACAGCTGAAGGAATAACAGTTGATTATGTAGATCCAGCTTATATGGTATATTCATATACAGAAGATCCTAACTTTGAAGATATATATTACGTTGGTGAAATTAAAGCTATAACCATACCAGAACTTAAAAAAGAGTTTCCAAATATATCAAATGAAGAATTAGAAAGAATACAAAAAATGCCTGGTAATAGACAATATATTACAGGTTGGGGTGGTTATGATGAAAATACTGTACAGGTAATGTATTTTGATTATAAAACTTATCATAATCAAGTATTTAAAATAAAACAAACAGATCAAGGATTAGAAAAAGCATTAGAAAAACCTGATACTTTTAATCCTCCAGCTAATGATGGTTTTGAAAGAGTTAGTAGAAGTATAGAAGTTTTATATAGTGGAGCTAAAGTATTAGGAACAGACACTATGTTAAAATGGGAGTTAGCAGAAAATATGTCTAGACCGGCATCAGATACTACAAAAGTAGAAATGAATTATGCTATATGTGCACCACGTATGTACAAAGGTAGAATAGAATCACTTGTAAGTAAATGTATTGGTTTTGCTGATATGATACAGTTAACTCATTTAAAGTTACAACAAGTGTTAGCTAAGATGGTGCCAGATGGTGTTTACTTAGATATGGACGGACTTGCTGAAGTAGATTTAGGTAATGGAACTAATTATAATCCAGCAGAAGCATTAAACATGTATTTCCAGACAGGTAGTATTGTTGGTAGATCACTTACCCAAGATGGTGATATGAATCCTGGTAAAGTTCCTATTCAAGAATTAACATCTAGTTCTGGTCAAGGTAAAATACAAAGTTTAATATCTACATATCAATATTATTTACAAATGATAAGAGATGTGACCGGATTAAATGAAGCTAGAGACGGTAGCACACCAGATAAACAAACTTTAGTTGGTTTACAAAAAATGGCAGCTAATGCTTCTAATGTAGCTACTAGACATATAAAACAAGCTGGTTTATACATAACATTAAGAATAGCAGAAAATATTGCTTTAAAAATAGCAGATGCTTTACAGTTTCCGTTAACAGCAGAGTCTTTAGCTAATAACATATCTAATTACAATGTAAATACTTTAGCAGAAATACAAAATTTAAATTTACATGATTTTGGAATATACTTAGAATTAGAACCAGACGAAGAACAGCAAGCTCAACTAGAACAAAATATACAAATGGCGTTACAACAAGGAGATATAAATCTTGAAGACGCTATAGATTTAAGACAAATTAAAAATCTTAAACTAGCTAACCAATTACTTAAAGTAA